GCGTGAACTCGATGGCGTGGCTGGTGGTCGGCGTGCTGGGCAGCAGCGCTTCCATGCTGAACGGCTGGAAGGCGCCGGCGACGATGCCGGGCTTGCGATCCGGCGCCACGTTGGTGTCGCTGCCGGTCAGCGTGTTCTTGACCTCCAGGCCGATCGCGCCGATGCGCTGGCCGGACACCAAGCGGTTCAGGTTGTCGGTGTAGCCTGCCGACTTGATGAACTGCTCGCCCCACGAGGTGAGCGCCGGCTTGTCGTCCTGCTTCTGCGTCCCCTTCTGCTCCAGGTGCAGCAGGCGGTCGGCCAGCTCGCGCTGCTGCGTGCCGATGGCTTCCAGCGCGGTCTTGGTGTCAGCGCTGACCTTGCCGAGCGTCGCGATCTCGCCGCTGGCCTTCTCGTCCCAGGACTTGAGCTTGCCTTCCAGGCCCTCCAGCGCCTTCATGATCGGGGTCATGTCGAGTGCGCCAGCGGTGGCCAGCGCGAACGCGGCAGTGTCCGGCGAGCTGGTGAACAGCGCCAGGATGGAGTCGGTGGCACCGCCGGCGAAGGCGGCGACGGAGGCCAGGGCGGCGACGGCCAGGATGGCCAGGGTTCGGGTGTGCTTCATGGTGGGTTCCTCTTGGGAGTGGTGGGGGATGCTGCGCATCAGACGGCCACGCGGTTGATCCGCTCGGCCAGACTGCGGATCGCCTCGTCTGCCGGCGCGGCTGCATCCCGCAGCACCGCCAGCGACTTGACGCGGGCCACCAGCGCGGCAGCGGCCCCTTTGCTGAGCCCGGCTGCATCCCGCAGCAGTTGCTCGATCTCGCGGACGGTTGCCGCCTCCTCGATCGCTTCGAGAAAGTCGGCGCCACCCTTAACGCTCTCGCCATCGACGCGGGCGGCGTCGTTGGCCGGGAAGACCACGGGGCTGATCTCGATCAGCCGAGTCCAGCGGCGGATGAGCCGCTTGCCGTCTGCAGTCATTTCGGCATCGGTCGACTTCACCAGACCGCCCACCGACAGACCGTCGATGGTTCCGTGCTTCATCGCTGCACGCACCGCGTCAGCGGCAGCCAGGCCGGGCGTGAACTCCCCTTCGACCAGCAGGCCGTGATCGTCTTCCGCAACCTTCGTCCACTTGCCGACAGGGATGCTCGACCAGTCGTGGTTGAAGAACATCTTCGGCTTGCCGTAGTTGCGCAACGTGTAGTCGAAGGCGCCGCGGACCAGGATGTCGCCGTCGCTGTCGACGTTGCCCCAGACCGAGGCATAGCCCGAGAAGCCGCCGGCTTCGCCGGTCATCTTCAGGCTCACTTCACTGAGCGACAGGTGCTTGCGCAGGAGCATTGCTGCCTCCGGTTGGTTGCTGGCTGCCGAGCTTGTCGATCGGCAGCAGGTTCGATTGAGCTGTGAGCATGGCGGCGCCCGGGCCGGCGGCCGGGGGCAGGTTTTCGAGCTGGCGCACTTCGTTGCGGGTCAGCCAGCCGTTCTGCAGGCCGGCGCCGTAGAACAGCGAGCGAGCCTGCGGATCGGCACGCAGCAGCGCCTCGAAGCTCATCTCGACCGACATGCTGGCGCGCTGGCCCGGCGTCATCACGCGGGCGCGCACCGCCTGCTCGATGCTGACCAGCATCGGGCGGATGCTCATCTTGTGCCAGCCGCTGATGATCTGTTCGACGCCGCTGCCCCACGTTGTGACGTTGCTGTGGTGCACCAGCACGGGCGGCACATCGAACCAGCGGCAGATTTCCTCGACGCTGAATCGGCGCGTCTCCAGCAACTGCTGATCCAGCGGGCTCAGGCTCAGCTGCTGGTACTTCATGTCGGCTTCGAGCACGTACAGCCGGGCCATGCTGCCGTTGGCCATCTCGGCGAAGCGATCGGTCAGGGCTTTGCGCTGCTCGGGCTTGAGCACGCGATCGAGCATCAGCACGCCGGTGGGCTTTCCGCCGTTGCCGAAGACCTTGGACGCGGCGCCCTGCGCCTTTGCTGCCTCGTCGGTGGTCGCCCGCATGAAGGCCAGCTTGTCCAGGCCGGTGGTGCCGTTGCCCAGGCCCTTGATCACGAGCACGCTCTCGTCGGACAGGATGGCCACGTCGTTGTCGAGGCGGTACTCGTAGACCATCGAGCCATCGGGAAGAACGATGGACCGCGTCTGGTCATAGGCCATCGGCCACAGCGCCAGGGCCTCGCCGGTGCGCTCGTCGCGCTCGATCCGGGCATAGCCGGCGCCGCGCAGGTCGTGGCTCATCACCATCGCGCGCCAGAACTCCAGCGGCGTCATGCGGGTGTTCGGCTTCTCGTGCAGAAGCGCGTACAGGCGCGACGTCCGCGCCAGCACCTTCTGGCCGTCGGCCAGCTGCTGGTACGCGAAGAACGGCAGGCTGCTGATCACGCTGGCGCGGCGGTCGATGCACGCCCATACGGCGCTGATCTGCAGCGCTGCGTCAGCGCCGATGGCGGCCACATCCGGCACCAGCGCTTGGGCGGGCACCGGAAACTGCTCGCCGGCCGCGTCGCGCATGGCGAGGCCGCCGAACCAGCCGCGGATGGTGGTGAAGAGGCTCATCAGGCAATCACCGGGGCGGCCAGGAAGTCATCCAGGGGCGCCTCTTTCTCGGCACCCACCATCGCCCGCCCCAGCGCCATGAACAGCGCCACCGGGCCGTCGATCTTGTTCTCGTCGCGGCTCTTCGTCGGGTGCTTCAGGCCGCTGAATTTAGACGTCTGCACTTCCACGTTCGACACCATCCAGGTGAACACCGGGTTGCCGTCGAAGTGCAGCTTCTTCTCCAGCACCAGGTTCTCGACGTGGATCAGCGGCTGGGTGAAGAACATGGGCGCCTGGCGGATCTCGACCAAGGGCAGGCCCTCCTCGACCAGCTTGCTGGCGAAGTAGCGTGACAGGGCCGGATCGAACGGGATCTCCTGCACCTGGTGGTCGGTGCAGAAGCGGCGCAGGTCGTCGGCGATCACGTCGAAGTCGGTGACGTTGCCGTCGGTCATGATCACGTGGCCAGCCCGGGCCCAGCCCTGCAGGTGGGCGTTGCCGCTCTGCTCGACCGCGTTCTCGTTGAGGTACAGCCGCGGGAAGAAGAACCAGTCCTCGCCGCGGCGGAAGACCAGCACCAGGGCGGCGAAGTCGCGCTTCTCGGCCAGGTCCATGCCGATCCAGCAGGGCTCACCCAGGAAGTCGGCCAGCTGCAGGCCGGTGTCGGCGCACTTCTCCCAAGCCACCATGTCCATCCAGGCGCTGGCCGAGCTGACCCACACGTTCAGGCGCTTGGTCAGGAAGTTGGCGACGGCCGAGGGCTGCGCCAGGGCCTTGCGGCAGGCGGCCTCCATGTCGTCGAGCTTCACGCTGACGCCCAGGTTCGGGTTGGCCTTGCGCCACACCTTCGGGTCGTGCCAGATGTCGCCTTCGTCCAGGTCCAGCGTGTAGATGCTGGCGAACCAGGTCTCGTCGTCGACGGTGCTCTCGAGCACCTTGATGCTGTAGTCGCGCAGCTCGTAGCAGACGCCCGAGCGGTCGAAGCCGGCCGTGGTGATAGCGCAGATCATGGGCTGGCTGCGGGCACCGGTGGCGGAGTCGAGCACGTCCCACACGGCGCGCGTCTTGTGCGCGTGCATCTCGTCGACGCTGCAGCCGTGGATGTTCAGGCCGTCCAGGGTGCTGCCCTCGGCGTTCAGCGGCTTCATGCTGCTGGCCACGCCGGGCATGGTGATGTCGTGCTTGCCGCACTCGACGCCAAAGCGGGCCAGGAACTCGGGCTCGCGCAGGGCCATGTTGCGGGCGGTGTCGAACACCTCGCGCGCCTGGTCGCCGGTGGTGGCCGCGCTGTAGCAGTGCGCGCCGGGCTCGCCGTCGGCCGTCAGCAGGTACAGCATGCGCGCGGCGATCCGCGTGCTCTTCGCGTTCTTGCGGGCGACCTCTTCGTAGCTGCGGCGGAAGCGCCGCAGGCCGGTGTCGCGGTGCTTCCAGCCGAAGAGGTTGAACTCCTCGAAGGCCTGCCAGTCCTCCAGCTTCAGCTTGGCGTACTGCAGCTTGCCGTCGGTGTAGACCGGCTTGGCCCACTCGCCCTTGATGTGCGGCATCAGCTCGATGAAGCGGCACGCGCGGGCACCGGCAGCGCGGTCGAGCACGTAGGGAAAGGCTTCGGTGCCCGCGCGCCGCATGTCGCGCAGGAAGCGCTCGCACTTCAGCCGCTCCAGGCGGCCGGCGATCTCGCGGCCCTGCGCCACGCGCTGGGCGTAGTCGACGACGCGCTCGAAGTAGGCGGCGGACATGGTCAGAAGTCGGCGAAGCCCTGGGGCAACGCGTCGGGGCTGGCCGGGCCGGTGGTGGGCTTGTCGCCGGCGCCCTGGCCATCGCCTTCGAACAGCTTCAGCTGGGCGCGGATTGCCGCGGTCACCTTGGTGCGGGCGTCGGGCCGCAGGCCGAAGCCGGCCAGCATCTGGTGCAGCTTGGCCTGCTCGCGGTTGAGCACCTGGTAGAGCGCGGACTGCACCTGCAGGCCGTTCGGCGTGCGATCGAGCAGCGCGGTGGCGGCGTCCTGCCCGGCAGACAGCGCGGTGGCCATGCGGCCGGCGATCGCGCGCTCCACCAGCTCGAGGCGGCCGATGGTCTGGCACAGCATCGCGAACGCGTCGCGGTCCACCCGGCTCAGCAGGTTGTAGTGCACCAGCTCGACGCTCAGCCGGCGCCAGGCGCTCTTCGCTTCCTTCGTCAGCCACTTCGGCGCGTCGGGCACGCCGACCTCGGGCCGAAAGAGACCGGTGACATCGATCGGCCGGTTGCCGCGGTTGCCCTCGAGCAGCTTCAGCTCGATCGGCTTCGCGGCTGGACCACGCGCGCCCATCAGGCGGCCCTCTTCGTCGCGGGGCCCGCGTCGGCGGGTTGCCCAGCGCCCATGGGGCCGACGCCCGGGCTCACTGTGATGCCCGCGCGGCTTGCGCCGAGTCCTGCGGGCGACGGAATCCCTGCCAGGGTGGCTACCCCCCCCTCCCCCGAAACCTGCGCGCGCAGAAAATTGGG